TCGCTTCGCTGATTTTCGAACGTTTGAAGTACCTATTTTTACCAGTCATATCAGGAAGTTATCATGCCATAAAAACATGTTTGCTTCCTAAGACCCTTTTTAATTTATCCGCGCTGGCCTCGCCTTTTTGGCGGATGCCGTCATCTTTAATCAGTGCCGGTTGGTAGGTTAAATGGTTATGGACAATCTCCCGCTCAAACGAGGTGTAGCCCAAAATCAAGGGACCGATCACAAAGCGGTACAGGCGCTGCGGTTTGCCGTTAAACAGTGACCATTCCAGAAAATCAAAGGCCATCACGCACCTCTTTAAACACGCTTTTACATTGCATCACTGCATCGGTTAAATGATTAAGGAGGAGATGGTCGCTGTCCTGGCGAACCCGGTTCAGCCAGCTGATGCGTTTGACCTCGGCAGGACTGAAAGCAATGCCCAGCAGTGTCGATAAGCCCAAGCGTTCGCTGCTTTCGTTAATCCGCGTGGCGCTTTGAATATCACGGTAAATAACCGTGCCATCGATAAGCTCAATACGAATTGAGCGCGGTTTAAAGAAGCGGGCATAATCGATGGCCGCAATATCCATCTGAAAGGCGCCCCCGCCAACCGGCTCAAGCAAGGTCATATCATCGGCAAAGGTGGGCAGCCAGAGCGGTTTTTGCTTGCCGCCCAGCGCATAAAAAATCGATAAAAGCGCACGGCGTTCTTCACGACTGGCGGCTAAAAAGCCGTGCGAGACGGTAAAAAATGACCGCCTGCCGTGGTCAATCAATAACGGGTGCGCGGTTTGGTTATCCAGTAGCCGGGTAATACGCGCAAAAGCCAGGGTTAAATCTTCGCTTTCCTCGGGCGCTATCTCCAAAACGGGCAGTCCGCGATACAGTGGCAATCGGTGATTTGAATTAAAGTCGGCCGCTTCATTTTGCAGAAAGTCCGCTTCAATGTGCCAGAGCGTATCGGTTTTGCGTTTGATTGAAGGCGGTCTTTCCAATATCACGCGGCGCAGCGGCAATAATGACGTAGCGGCAGGCCAGTGATTCACCGTTTCGCGCTTTAAGCGCAAGCCTTGCGGCTCAACTTGCTTAATCTCCACCACTTCAAAATCAGTCGAGGATTGTCTCAGCAGGGCGAGATTGGAAAAACCGTATGGATGGCACGGGATCAAGTCGCTGCCTGCCGGTAAAGCCCTATCCAGATACAGCGCGTCCGTCCAGGTTGGTAATGCCCATGTTCTTGCGCCCCATTCGCTTAATACGACCTCAAAACGGCGGCGCTCGTCGCCTGCCAATAAAAAATCGGCGCTAATGGAGCGGCGCGGGGTTTCGCGTAAACTCCGGCGCTGTTCATGGCCTTGTTCGCTGGAGAGGATTTCGGTTTGCCATTGCAGGCTTTCGCTAATCCCGCGTTGCCAATTGGGCGCAAAGGCAAAGGCAATAATGCGCTGGCCGGTTAATTGAAGGGCTAACGGATTTTCGCCGATAACTTGAAAGTGAAAGGCCCCGTCAATTACTGGAGCGCCGTCAAGATCGGCCTGTAATTGCCAGATGAGCTCGCCAAGTGCCGCAATAGCCTGCGGCGCATTCGCCCCGTTTAATCGAATACCTTCCACATTAAAGCCGTTAATACTCGCCAAGGTGCGCGGCGTGAAGTAAGCATTCCAGAGTGATACGGGAAATTGCTGCACGGAAACCAGGTTGCCTAATTCGAGCGTTAACGGGTCAAGCCAGAGGCGGTTATAAAAGTTAAGCGCCAAACAGCCGGTTAATGCGCCTTGGTGTTGCTGCGCACTATGGCTCAGCGGGAAGCCTATGGTTTTATCGCCCGCACGGGCGCCGCTGGATTTAAAGCCAAAATGACGGTTAGCTAACGCCCGCGCGGTATTCAGATTAACGCTCTGGTTGCCTTTAAATCCCAGCAAGGACCTGGGCAGATGCCATCCGGCAAAGGTGGCCATTTTAAGCCACGACCTTATAGGCATAACCGACCATGCCTGAGCCCTGGTTATCGAGGGCCGTGCGTTCAAACGGCGGAAACACGCGCCATGTTTCGCTGCCAATCATGACCGTATCGCCCGCTGATAAATAATCCATACGGCAGATGCGAAAATCCGGCACTTCGCCAATGAGTCTTGTGCGGTTTTCTGCGCCGACCGTGTAAATGGTGCAGGGGATGAGTAATGTGCCGCCGCTTAGCGCATTGGAGGAGGTTTCGACCAACAGGGCACACGGGTGATAATCTGAACGATAACCACGACCCAAGCCGATCGCTTTATTCGGCGTATTGCCCCAAGTCGGCGGCGAAAAGAAAAGCCAGTCCGGCGAAGGTGCGCCGTCTTGCCCATCCACCCGCACATGAGATGAATAGTAATATTTATTTAACGCATTGCCAAAATCGAACGGATAAGAAACATAGCTGGTGTCGGACAAATTCCCGCTTTGCATGTCTTGCTTAAAACCGCATACATAGTGCCCGCCGCTATAGACGGCTCCGCGTTTATCCAGTGTGCCGATAAAGCATGGCCTGAATTGTCCGCTGGCAATTTCAGTGGTCAGGTGCAGGTAATCGGCGCTGGCGAATACATGATAAGCAATAAAAGCAGCGGCGCTCAGGTCGTATCGGGTGGGGTATTTGTAGCTTGAGTAATGATTGACTTTAGAACTGCCGGGTTGATTATCCCAAGTGGCACTGTGATTAAATCCCGTATTGCCGCACAGTTCCATGCGGTCATTAAAGGCTTTGATCGACCAATAACCGCTTGAATTATGACAGCACCATTCATCCGTGCTGCTTCTGTCGGTTATCCAACCGATGCTTTCGGCGTGGGATTTTAACGTTAACAATAAATCGGCGGGGTTATTCGCGGTTCCGGTAAAGTAAGCCATTTAATCGGCCCTCAATGCAAATAACCACGGATTGCCGCTTCTATGCGCCGTTTGGAAAACTATATAGTCAATCCCTGCATGGGTGATGACATCTTCTGCGCCAGAGTTTTGTGCCGGCAGGTAATAAGCGCCGTCCATTTCGCCCCATTGGGCGCGGCCCTGGCTTCCAAAGGTGCAAAAAGTCAAGGGCAACAAAGGAAATGTGCCGAAACTGTCGCGTAGCCTTGAAACGCTGTTATAGCCATCCGTTCGATAGCGATTGGCACCCAGCGGCCAAAGCGCGCGGTAGTGAATATCCGGGCGATATGAACTGCTGTCGTAGTTGTGTGAACAAAAGTCCGTCCATACCCCATCGGCTGTTCTGATAAAACAGTTGTAGTAATACGGACTGCTGATGCCTCGATGCCGCTCGGAGTGATCCGACCAGCGCACCGCATGATGTCCGGCATAACCGCCGCTGATCATTAACGGATAGGGATAATGCGAAGGCGCACAGGGCGGCAGAATAAACCCGGCGCCGCCGCTTTCATATTGGCTGGAGACTTTGCCGACCAGCCAGACACGCCTGCCATTGGCAAAGAACCAATAGGGCATGGGGGCGTTCCAAAGCAGTAGTTGTGTCGGCGGCGAGGGATTTAAAAAGCCGCTGATCACTGAACCGTTGGTTTCGGTGATTAAATTCGCGTCAAATGAAGTGCCGCCGTATAAACGCAAGTTGTACCAGTCTGCGGCGGTATTGCCCCAGGTATTCATGCCGATATAAATCTCATCCGCGCCGCCAAGGCCGGGCGCTTTAAAGGCGATACCGCGACTTTCAAAGGTCGTTCCGCTGGTGGGGACGGTAATATCGTGCAACCTTTGCCACGCCTGCCCGCTTGCAAGCAAATCGGGATGACTGGTTAAAAAGCTTTGCAGTTTGTCGATAAAGTCCGCAAGGTTTTGCGCCGTGCCGTGTTCAAAAGCCATTTAATGGACCCCTAGCGATTGTCTAAATTCCTGCCCGTATTTTTGGAAGGCATCCATAATGACGGCGCGCCCTTTGGCGCTGGCGAAGGCTTCCAGCGCTTGCTCCTGGTTATTGACCTGGATCAGGCTGATTTGATTTTCGACCGTGGTGGTGCCGCGTTCGGGCAGTTCGGCGCTGCCTGATGAGGGCGCGGAAAAATCAGGGGCAGGCATACCCGCCAGCCCGCCGCTGGCATGCTTGGTGATGCCTTTAATGCGCTTGAACGCCTCCAGGCCGCCTTGGTTAATGCGCGCCAAGACCTGCTGCATCCCCGGTTGCCGGGTGACCGAGGCGCGGATAACGTATTCGCCATTGGACAGCCAGGCGGGGATGCTGTCGGACGTGCCGCTGCCAGCTCCCGCCACCAATCCGCCGCTCGCCTTGCGCCGTGCCAGCCAGCTACCGAACATTGAACCGGCCATCATGGCGATACCGGCGTAACCCATGTTAAAACCGCTACCTGCCGCTGCGCCGCCCGCTGCGTCGCCGCTCGCGCCGTTTAAGCCGCTGGGGCTTGCGAACGGCCCACCCAGCGCAAACGGATTGCCGCCCGCAGCACCCATGCCGCCTGCAGCGCTGCCCATACTGGCGCTCGTTCCGGCAGCGGCCAGTTGGCTGGCGGCTATCGACATTTGCGCCGCTGCCGCGCTCACGGTGCCGCCTGCCGCCGATAATGCCACGGCGCTACTACCCACCGCCGCCGCGCCGCTTTGCAGGGTTTGTGCGCCGCCGCCAAAGGCGGACATGACTTTGCTGACCAGTGTCTGCGCGATATTTTGCGCGGCCATTTTTAACAGCGCGTCCTGCACGGACAGGGCAAGGGCAGTGATGGCACCGCGCAAATCCATGGTGCCTTTGGCGAGTCCCACCAGCGCTTGTTCGAGGCCGCCGGTCAGCCCATCGGATAAGGTCTTTTGCAGCATGGAGCAGGTGCTGGCGAGTTGCTGGCTTTGTGCATTCAGACGCTCAAGGGCGGCGCGGGCCTGTTCGCCAATCTCGCCGCCCAATGCGGCCATTTCTTCCAATTGCGGGCGGATCAGCGCCAATTCTTCGCGGGTTTGCCGGTGAATGTCTAAAAGCCGTTCTCTGGCCTGATATTCGTTGATTGCGCCGCTATCTTTTTGGGTTTGGTTGGCCATTTCCGTGCTGCGCTGGCGCTCAAAAACGCCGTTGATGGCGCTTTGGATAGCCTCAAGGCGAATGTTCGCCTCGCCTAACGGCAACAGCTTATCGAGAAAGGCTTGACCTGCCTGATTACCGGCTTCAGCCAATTCGTTTTTTTGGCGGGCCATGCGCGTTCTTAGTTCGACCAGCGCGGCTTCGCTTTTCTGGCCTTGTGCGCGTAAAAGCTGCACCTGCAAATCGGCGTTGTGGCGAGCGTTTTGCCCTGCTTGCTGTTTTTCGTGTTCAGCGGCGAGTAGCGCCTGCGCGGCACCTGCGCGCGCAAGCAGTGTGCCGCTCAAGCCTTTTTCGGCCATCTCCAACGCCAGCACTTCGGCGCGGGTTTTACCGAGCGCAGCGGCTTGTTTTTCCAATCCCTTAACGTAGCGCTCCAACTCACCCAAGCGCTTTTGCTCGCCTTCATCCTCGAAGCCGTTGCCGCTGAGGCTCCGCGAGACGCCCCGCTGCGCCCGTAATGCTTGCTGCCTTCGCTGGTAGTCTTCCTGGCGTTTTTTCCGCTCGGCTTCGCGCTGCGCCTTGCGTTTTTCGTACTCGGTTTCGGCTTTTTCGTGCTCTGCAAGGCTTGCTTGGATACTGTCAAAACGCGCCTCGCCAATCGCCGCTTGCTCGCGTTTAAAGTCTGCCCATGCCTGTTGCAAGCCTTTTTCGCCGTCTTTGATCAAGGCGACAACGGCTTTAATCGCCGACTTTTTAATCGATTCGCGGCGGTCAATCAGACTGGCCGCTTCAACGGTCATCAGTTCGGTAAAGGTTTTAAGATTGCTCGGCAGGTGCTTCATCGCCTTGATGATAAAGTCGATAGCGTCACGGCCTGCCTCGCCCAAATCGCCAAAATCAAGCTGCAAGTCGGCCAGTGTGTCGCGGGTTTGTGCAAAGGCAATCTGCCAAAGGTCAAAGGTGGATAACAGGCTTTCGGCCAGTGCGTCGCTGCCCAGCCAATCGGCCAGTCGGGTTAATTGTTTTGCCAGCAGGTCGGTCGCGCCGGTGCCTTCATCCAATCGGCCCACCAAGCTACTCACGGATGTACCCACGCGGGTAAAACCGTCGGCCACGCTGGTTTTCATGCTTTCGGCGGCTTGTTTGTTGGATTCAAGCGACTGGCGCAGCCCTTCGGTTAAATCGGTAAGCGCGAGCGTGCCGGATGCGCCCAAGGCGCGGATTTGCCCTGCGCTTTTGCCCGTGCTTTCGGCAATGGCATCGACCAGCGTCGGGGTGGCCAGCAGCATCGATTGCCAGCTTTGCGCGTCTACTTTGCCGGTTTGCAGCGATTTACTGAACGCATGGATGGCGCTGCTCGCCCGTTCGGCACTGGTGGCACCCGCGACAAATACTAAATTTTCATGAAGTAAAGTCACATTTTTATATATAGGCATTCTGGCTGCCTGAAGAAGGATTTGACGAGTTCAGGTAATTTTTGAATGCGATGC